CCGTTCCAAGGCTAGTTCTTCGGGATCGATTCCAGTACGCTTCTGGAAATCTTTTAGGTTGGTTTTAACAGTGGCGGGCGACGCTCTCCGCTCTACTAGTTTCATCCCTTCTTCGATACTTTGTTGGACAGGATTTTCAACAACAGGCCTAGCCCGTGTAGTAATGGATGCAGCAGGTATATTAATAACACCCGCAGGCTTACCAATGGTATTGCGGTAAACTCTCTCCTTGACTTCTCGCCCATAAGCACGGGCGCCTGCTTCGCTAATCCCCATATGCTCCATCACCAACTTCAAGTAATCAGCATCACGCTTCGAGGGATTAATTTGTGCAAGGATGTAGGCCGCTTTATCAAGGTCACGATCAAACGTAAGCTCGTAACTATCCTTACCAACATTGAATCGAGGCTTAGCACCTGCCAAATCTTTCGGAAGTGTAAACCCTTGTGTTTGCTTAACCATTTGTGCAGCATCCGCCTCGGCACGAAGCACAGACGAAGCTTCAGTTGGTGTAACTGGACCATGCGCTAGAATCTTAGGGTTATCGATTTCGATACCCTTCTTCAAAACTTCTTGAAGCTGTTTTACTTCAGCATCTGCCTCGCCCGCAATTTGGTCAGCAGTTTGCTTTGCAGTCGATGCGGTGTTTGCAACGGCGCCCGTAGCTTGCGCCGCCCGCATTTGCAAGGCTTGGGCAGCCTTCTTAATGAAGATTCCCTTCGGGATGAATTGAATCACGTTATCTGTAATGATGTTGAGAACGCGGGCGGCACCCGGACTAGCGCCCGCTTCCATCGCCAATTGTTCCACTTTATGCCCACCAACATCACCTAGCGCCGTAGCGAATGCCGCCACCATCTGAATCTGGCCCGCTATGAGTGAAACAGCTTGCTTCGCCAATTCAGCTGAGGGCCCGCCATGAGCCCCAACTGCTTTAGGTTGCGCCATTGCAGCTTCCTTGTAAAGCTCCCAACCTTCCATAAAGTTATCTATAGTCTTCTGCCAAATCGCTAGCGGAATCCCTTTCTCTTCGAGAAGTTGAAACGTCGTTTCATGAGCCTTCAGCACCAAGAGATCATTGTATTCTTGACGGGTCAGAAGCTTGTTCTTGAATGCCGTATCAATAGCTTCCTTAGGAATCTCCCGAATCAGAGCCTTACCTTCAGCCATTACCGCATACCTCCTAGAACTGCATCAATCTTTTCTTGATTGGTCATACCGCTTTTGGATTCGACGGGCGCTGATTTCTTCCCCGGAGCGGGCGTGGTTCCGGGATATGCTGGCGGTGTCTTGTTACCACGCTTCAATCGATCGGGCGTAACCCGCTTCATAACTGCATCAACTGCATCCTGTTCAGACATACCACTATCCATGTATCTAAGAATCGTGGCTTTATCAGATTGACGTTGCGCCTTTTCTAAAGCGCCAATATACGGAATGGGATCAACGGGCGGCATCCGAGTTTCGTAATCAAGCAACGCCCGCTTCTTCGCACGTTCACCAGCTGCGATCTTTTCGTTACGTTCAGCACGGGCGGCCGCATCTTCACCACGTCCGGCGCCCGCTACCGCCCGCCCTTCTGCACGACCAGAAGCTTCAATCCCACGAATACGATAAAGTTCACTTCGAAGATGATCCGCTAGTTTCGTAGCATCCGGAATCTGATGCCCAGCGCCCGCCACTACTTCTTGCAATTCACCAATTCCCTTAACCAGTTCTGCTTGACGTTCCGCGTTGCCAACAGTTGTACTCAACGCCAAACGCGATTCGATCAAGGCCACCTGGCGGTTGCCGTCACTAGCGCCCGGATTCTTGTTCAATTTATCAATATCATTCCACTTACGTGGATCTTTGATAATTGGGTTATTACCCATCTTCCCTTCATCAATCGTAGCTTGATCTGCAAACCCGGTGTTAGCGAGTGCTAGCTGTTGCATGTGATAATCATTTTCAAGACGGGTTTCCGTCTGGACCGTGCGCCGCTGTTCTGCTTCGTCCATCTGATTCGCGTTATATAGAATGCTAGCTTGCTTCTCGGCGGGCACTGCATTAAAAGCGCCATTGTTAACATATCTACGAAGGGTGTCACGATCCGTCTTAGCAAGATATTGCATCGTATGCTCTTGAGCAAGCGGGCGCCAGGCAGCCTTCCGTTTAATTGCTTGCTCGGAGGAGATGATACCCGGAGTCTTTTCATCTCCAACGGCCGCTCGATCGATCATCAACATATAAGCATTGGTAATTTCTTCTGCATCTTTTGGATTCTGTGCTGTTACATACTGATCAAGCATATTCTTGGTAGTCTGATCAAGTAGCGCAACCTGACTCGATGCAAATAACCGATAGCCTTGTGCGGAAGCTTCTAGAGAGTCGCCACCAAACTTGTTCCGAACGTAGTTACGATACAACGGTACGCTGTTTTTACCGCGGGCGCTCTCCAAGATACTATCGTTTAGAGTTTGCGCCTGCGACGCGAAAGCTTCGCTATAGCTGTTTGGACTCTCCTGCATTGCAGGATCTTTATCAAGCCCGAAGCGGATAGCTTTGATGCCCGTCTCATAATCATTGACCATACGGGCGTACTCAATATCATCTTGCTGTCTTTGCAGATTACCCGCGATGTGTGCTAGAGGCTGTGCGAGTTGGGAAATACCAGCACCAATATCAGGTGTTGGATATTGTGGGATAACGTCAGGCGATTGCGGCACACCCCCGCTCTGTAGCTGGGCTGTGTAGGTCGGAATCTGTGGCATTAGTCAGTCCAGGTTGATAGCGTAGAAGAACGGGTGCGTTGGGCGTAGGTGGCGTATGTACTAGCTACACCCGCAGTAGCAGATAGAGCACCGCCCGCAATCGTATACGGGATGGTATCACGGGCGCTCTGCCCCCGATATTTTGCGATAGCACCCTCAAACTCCCGCTCCGACGCTGCTAACTCACCAATGCGGCGGATGTTCATCTGTTCCAACGTAGTTTGTTCGATCGTATCAATGGTATCCAGCAATGGGGATCCGTAGTTGGGATCAATCCCAGCAGCCGCCTGAATAGCATGTTGACGCCCGAGCAAAATCGCAGAGCGTCGACGGGCCTGTGTTTCTTCACCTGCGGCACTTTCACGAACAGCGGCCGCCTCAGTAGTCTTTTGTTCGGAGATAATATCAGAAAGATCCGCTGTTTCATTAGCTTGCTTAACAGCAGAGTAAATACTGACACCCGCGCCCGCAACTGCTGCCGTGGCACCAACGATAAGTGCAATGGTACCGATTTCGAGACCGGTATGGCGGGCGCGCTTATCTTCCAAACCACAATCAATAACCCGAAACCGTTGTCGTTGTCTATTCACTAATCATCTCCAATCGCACAACATCACGCTTATCAGAAGTGTATTTCTTTGCCTTAAATTCTTCGTAATTGAATCCAAGGCCAACAGCCCAACGGGCGTGCTCCTCAAGAGCAGCCATCTCGATACGATGAAGATTGTATGCTCGCATAATATCTTTCAACGCAAGACGTACCGTCTTGGTAAGCCAAATCGGGTAGTGCTTAGCTAAATCAGAGGTAATAACCGCCCATGCCGAACCCATCCCAGGCCAACAGAGGACAACGCCCGCACAACCTAATATCATATCATCTTTAACGGCAGTGTATGCAGGCCCCATCGTTTCTTTACGGATGGATTGCTTGATGGTTTCTAGGCGGTCTCCATCTCGATACGACAAAGCATGAAGATGTTCTGCACGGAATGGAATCAGTCTAGGTATCGCCAAATGACACCGTCCCAAACAGCGCAAGAAGCGTTAGCGGATATGGCTGATCTTGAATTACAGTGATGCGTCCATCGAGATCGTATTCACTATCGAAATTCACTGGAACATCACCCGTAGTTAATCCAGTAGTATCCATCAACGGTAGCAGATACGGAAGCCACGAACCCTGGATTTGACCCCCGAGTGAAGCGTAAACGCGAGCGAATACTTCACTCCAAGCACGCGGGCGCCCCTCCACCATTTGGTTTGCAACCGTTGGCCTAAAGGTGGTCATCGTACTACGATATGCCAATCCAATTTCAACATGTTCGTATGCAGGATCTTCCAGCGTAGCGGTACCACCCGATACAACCACCGCCCGCCTATATGCACCGTCCGCAATGATTTGTACCGCTTTGCCTTCTAGGTGATCCAAACCCGTGAATATGGTTGTTGCTACACCACCAAGATCGTAGAGTTTAGCGGAATCAGTGTAAAGCTCCCGCCACGGGCGCCCGACAGTCTCCGAGGGATCATCGTCAAACATCTCCACGAAGCGTTTGTATCCGGTTAACGTCAAACGGCGTACAATCACCCACACTTGATCCGACATACCATCACGGGTTCTAACGGCTACTGATTCAAAGGTCCCATCCGTCACGAGACGGGTGAACCCGATTACCTTTTCTTGGTAAAAGTATGTAAGCGTGACGAGTTGTCCGTCATCTCGAATGTAGTAAATGCGGGGGTCCGGACTCCGGGTTGTAGCGATCGGCCCAAACCGAATCCCGGTTCCAGTAATATGCGAAGCAGCGCCCGTTAACTCATTCGGAATGTAGTTATCTTCCTCAATGTTGAACTGCATAGACCATATCTTTTTTCGACTACGATCAACAAAGAGGATGCGACTACCAGTTTGGATAGGTTGAATAGGAGCACTACCATCGTTTGAAATATATCGCGGAAGGGGGACTTGGTCACCTCCAAAAGGTGCATCGCTTCCTCCCGATGTAACACGATGTTCAGAACCCATTGTACCAACGAAAAGATCACGGTTATCGGCGAGCCATTCGATCCGATTCAACTGTTTCGTTGCCATCCTGTAGGAGAGAGCGTCATCGGCGATGATTCCTTCGGCGTAATTCTCGTAATCATCAGAGCGGGAGAGCCAAAAGACGTTTGGTTCAGCCAGTGTAGCAGCTTGGCCCAGGCGGCCTTGGAAGAATTCGCCGGTACGTGGATATCCATTGATCGAGGACCACGATGCAACCTCAAGAGTCCAAGCACCCGCGGGCGACGGGTCCGGATCTGCATCATCCGTACCTGACATTTCCGTAAGGATGATCCCACGAACCTGCGTGGTGCTGTCCCACACTGTGATCTTAACCAAACCGCCATAGATGGTAATGAACTTCCCGACATCCTCCACGCGGAACGTATGATCACTGGCAACAAGTGTAACTTGAGTTCCGGCGGGGCCCTTCTTATCAGGATCAAGCGTAAGTTGTGGTGATAGCCGGAGTAACCAAGAACCAGCGGGTATTGCTGAGGTATTAGGAAATGCATCTAGAATGTCAGCAGTTGCCGTTGTACCACCACCACCGATCGCGGTAATGACAGCACGGGCGGCTCCAAAGATAATCTGTCGGCCAACATCTCCTGTGAGGAAGCGCACGCCCGAACAAGTAAACACCACACCATTACCCGTAGTCGCTCCGGGCGTCAACGTGGTGTTCCCTTGCGAGATATCCGTATCGGCTTCGAATGAAGGTGGTGGATTGAAATTGATTTGATTCAATGCCCACGACAAATCCGACAAACGTGATAGCTTACGCTGAGCTACCGTCGATGTGAAGAGGAACATGATGTCGACGCTTTGCGTGCTATGGATATAACGAAGGATGCTTTCGGCGTATGGTGACACAACTTCAAGTGCAGTGGTTCCAGAGATGTTCAATCGAGCTTTATCTTTGTAAAATCGAATGTAAAGATCGCCAACTTCAAGGATATAGGAATCACCTACGGATGATTCGAACGACAACAGGATGGTATCTTTAGCTGATGTTTTAACCTCAGAAATAAAGCGGGTGCCAATCCGCCGACTCAAACCCCCTTCACGAAGTAGGAGGAAGTTTTCGATAACGGATGCACCTTCTCCATACGCTACCAGATCTGGGCGCCCTTCGATCAAAGGCGATAGTTCACCTTTGGAGAAATTCGTTTGCATCCGCTCCGAAAATGCCATGCGCTAGCGACCCCAGATAAGATTGGGCACAGATTGCACAGCTTCAGTACCTTCTTGTCCATCCACAGATTGCGCAAGCGGTAGCTTAACCATACGGACCTCTTCAAGGAGCGACGCCCGCATCCGAAAATCATGCCGAACTGCGGATGCAAGTTCAGCAGCAAGCGTTAGAGAACAAACATCAAAGAACAAGGCATCCATAATTTGTGGATCTGTGATATCTTGGATGAAACGTATGTAAGCTTGGGTATCATTAGTTAAAAGAGAACGTCCTTCGATTGTGTACAAGCCGGGCACGTTCATCCAATAGTAGGGGTTTTCGACGGGCGTTACGATGTTAGTTCCATTAAATTCCACGATACGAAGAAGCGAAGCGGGAAGTGTAAATGCCATGGTGTATTCGAAGACGGGTGCTACTCCCTCAACAGCTAGCTGCACCCGTGTCATTGCAAAATTCCAATTACCACCACGGAGCAACGCCCGCCGTACCACTGGATAGAAAGCTAGACACCAGTTTGCCGACACTGTACCATCAGTGATATCATTGACACGGGCGAGGCCCACCCGCCCCAATGCGGTATTAATCAGATCTGCTTCACTAGGCATGATTCCCATCCTCGAAGACAAAGATGTTGTCACGATTGATACGTTGAACGAAACGATACCCGTCTGGGAAATATTTTAGATGGCCATTTAGTTGTTCGGTGGACCAATTCTCCGGGTATCCGTAGAACGTGGATAGCCCTTTGTCTTCAACCATAATCACCGGATGATCTCTCTGGATGATACGAAACATACCCGCCAAAGCGTTTGGTTCGGAACCCTCGATATCTAGCTGAATCAAGTCTACTTCCGTGAGCTCCAAATCATCAACACGTATAGTAGGAATAGAACCACCAGGAACGGTACGGCAAGCACCGTAGTTTCGTACTCCTTCGGGGAAATCAATTCCTACCAGCGTCTTCGAGATTCCAATAGCCGATTGTGATGCGAATATATTACCAGATTCACGATTAGTCACCAAACAACGGAAGTTGGAAGGTTCTGGTTCAAACGTGTACACATATTGAAAAAAGCGGGCGAGGTAGTTAGGCCATACTCCACAGTTACCACCTGCTTGGATACAAACCCGCATCCGCTTGCAATGCTTGATAGCATAATCGGCATCAGCTACCTGACGGAAAACAACCGACATGGCATCGATGTCGTCAGCTGGCCAAAGATACTCGCGCCCGCCTTCGTTTATAGTTTTAAATCCAGTAGTCATGAACCCAACCTTCCTCGAAGGTGTGTGGTTTAGGATCGCCGTGGAAACACACTACGGCGTAATCTTTGGGCGATTCTCGAAGATTGTCTGCTTTGTAGGAGCCGATAACGCCGGGTGCTACTAGCTGCCACAAATCAGGACTACCCACACAAGCCGTAATCCAATCCTGATCACCATGAAAAGTTTGTGGTACTGTTTCGTTATACAAAGACCAAACATGATGATGAACACCCGGCACCATCATCATAACACTGCTGTTGTAGCTCCGCCCCCAGAAATCTTGCAAGACGCAGAAGGGCCCTTTATAGCGTAAGAGAGGGTCGATATTAGCGGTGATAACGGTATCGAGGTCTAGATACAAGAAGCGCCGATCTAACGCTTTGTGTGGTTTGAAGAGGATCAGTTTAGACCACCAACCGGGCAGGGAAGTTCCAATATCGGCGTAGTCACACTCCAAATCCTTTGGATCATCCGTCAGACAAAGAAACTTCAAATCTTTATCGGTAGTGTGACGACGGACCATATTGTTAAGACGATTCACGTACTCCGGCCCGTATTTGTCACCTACTTTGATGCAGACGACCATCATTTGGGCTTCTCCTCCTTTCGCTCTGTGAAAAGAAGATGTGGAGCTTCATCAAACCATGGAAGTCGATAATCTTTCATAAATGCCATAAAAGCCATCATAAAACCGAGATAGCCCTCACCATTTATGATTTTAACAACGAATCCATATGCAAGACCGCCGAGAAGAATAGTAATGCCGATGTCCCGGGCGATATAATGGAATATCGCTAGATGCCGGTTAGTAATCAAACTAACACCACCTTTACACGCGGTTCTTCGAGAGTTTCTCGTACAGGGACCACATTTTCTGGTCCGACGAATACACGGCACGGAACAATGCCGATACCACCACTAACGACCGTTTCAACTGGTACCACATTTTCTGTTACCCCCAATACGTACCGGATTGGGACTACACCAATTGAGAGTGCGACGGGCGTTGACCCATCTGAACTGACGCCCGTTACTGTCAATACACATGAAACTGAACCAACGGCGCTTTGCTTCCGGGCGGCGACACCAGTTACTGTTAAAGTAGTTGAGACTGCGCCGACAGCAGCTTGCTTCTTAGCCGAAACACCCGTTACAGTTAAACTACATGTGGTTGAACCAACTGCTTCGATTTCAGTAGCAGCAAGGGAATCACCAACACCCGTTACCGTTAAGGTTGCTGCTATACTACCAACAGCAGCAATTTTCTTAGCGCTAACGCCAGTCGTGGTTAACGCACACGAGGTCGCTCCAACAGAACTTACTTTACTGGCACTAACACCTGTTACTGTTAATGCGGGTGTCGAAGCACCTACAACACTTTGTCGCTTCGCGGAGACGCCCGTTGGTGTTAATACACATGTTGTTGATCCAACCGACGAAACACGTACTGCAGATACACCTGTAACCGTCAGTGCGCAGGTTGTAGAACCTACACCTTCAATTGTAGTGCCACTAGATGATAGAAGATCAGCAGCAGCAGCTACAGGGTTATACCAAACGAATGCAGCCATTTATTAGTCTAGAGTGATAGTAGTGGTAGCATCCAAGATTGGTGTAACGAGAGCGGCCATAGTGATGTTGGGAGTTAGGGTACCCTTACAAATCATCTTGTTGGAGACGCCCGTACCAACCGAGAAATGCGTAAGAGCAGCGCCCGGACTCGCGCTGCATTCACCAAACACAACATCAGCAGCTGGAGAAACAGAGTTACCAGTAACAACCCAACCACCACCGTTCCGGTTTACAGCGATTCGGCTGTATCCGGTATAGGCGGTTTCATTGGTGGTCTGATCACCCGCTTCTCCTGGATCGGCTGTATGCATAGCAACAGTGAGAGTTGTGGCTGGCCCTGACCCGTCATCTTGTGCCAAATCGGCAATCGCAGTTGCATTGAAAATCAACTTTAGGATGTCATTTTCCATCGTATTTCCGAAACTCATATCTAGGCCACCTTTCTGATGCTGGCGTCAAACGCCCGATCTGTGCCAGCAATCTTTTGTAGTGTCATATCCCATCCGTTAATCAATATCAACATCGGACTACACCAGATCTCAGCTTGAGCATCACTGAGGGTTTGAGACATAACCACCCGCTTGGTACCGCCCGTTCCTTCCACTTTTTCATAAATCCGAATAATGAATTCATCACCTTTGGCCATGTTGGTGACTGGATCGATCCAAAGTTGATAAACACCAGCATCCGTAATTGTCTGAAGTGAAGTGGTCCCAGAAACAATCGAAAGCTCCGAAGCACCGACAGTAACTCCATCAAGCTCGTAAGGTTCAGAGATAGGCATTAGCGCGTCCTCGAAAGTTCAAATTCACCACCTACAATCCACTTGTGATTATCAACACAAGCTAGCGTACCAGAAATCCGTACATGGACATGTTTACCTTCCGCTTTGTCACGAATTTGACTTTCTAGAAGTGCAGCGTTAGCCGCGGGCGCTAGGACTAAGCCATCAATAGGACAGAGGATACCCGTAATAGTCATCATGCCCTAAAGGCGTGAAGCACACCATCATAAGCACCGTCATTAGCCCCACTGTTGGCTGCACTCATGGATATCCTCGTACCTGTGGGTACATCTTGAAAGATTGGCATTGTACGGAACGGTCCAGAGAAACCCTCACCCGTATCTTTTGTGTAAATAAAACCATCCCCGATCGGTTCTTCAGCTGCGGCTGCTCCAACAGCTACACCAATATTTATGGCACCGATAGGTGTTAGAGATGTGTCAGCCGATGGTTGAAACGAAGGGAAGAAACCAAAGTAATCTTCAGCTGAGGACGCTACCATTTGTGTGAATGTAGCAGCGGCGCCCGATGCACCTGGAGTTACGGAAGTCCCGTTGGGAACTGTTCCCATTCCTAAGGTAACGATTTTGCCAGCCACACGCCAAGGCGGGTATCCCTCTCCACCGTACAAATACACAGCAATGAAATGTGCTTCTGCCGTTTGTACGCCAGCTACTTGAACCGCAATTCGAGAACCCGCTGGTATGTAAAGCGGGAAATCCCACCGCTTTGGCCCCTGTGATACAATCGCCCCGCCCGCATACCCCGTTAGCATATTTGCAATGATTACTTCTTCCGTACTAGCACCCAACAAGAGGTCGCAACAAGCCTGCGTAGCACTTGCAACCTGAGCTACATCGATTGCAACAACTGTTACCCAGAAGGCATCGAAGTTTGTAGTTGCAAATATTTGGACGGGTGTACCCTTCGAAGAGGGTGTCGTTGCATGAGTCGATACAGATGTACCAAACGGGCTAGCACCGACAGCTGTGACGTTATGTTGAACCCGAAGAATACCCTTCTTAGGTGTCCAAAGCGGCATCTACAGACCGTGGTCTTGCTTAAACTTCTCGAAAGCCCCAACAGCTTTAACCAACCGTTCGTCTTGTTCTTTAATCATCTTATTTAGACGTGTGATGGTTTCGGCGGTACGCTTCTCTGCTTCATCGGCATCTTGGGTAGCCTGCCGCAGCCGCACCCGCTCATTCTCTACAAACTTCCGGAGTTCCACACTTTCCTTATCAAGGCTAACCTTCAACGTATTTTCGTCGGAGATTGCTTGCTTCTTACGTTGCTCTAGTTGTGGCTGGAGTTGACTAATCGCGAAACG